CACTGTTGACATAACATAACAGAACCTTATAATAGACACCGTAACAGCAACAAACAGCACGACATCAACCAACCCTGTGGACAATTGTCCACAAACAACTGGAGCACGACAATGAATAACGCAACCACAGCACAAGCAATGTACGCACTGGGCATCAACCAAGTCGCCAACCTCATCAACACCCTCGGAGCTGCCATCACGGTAGTAGTGCAGGGCAACATGGGCACAGGCAAATCCTCGATCCTCAACATCATAGCCCTGATGCGACCCACGTACACCAAGGTGTACCTAGACTGTACAACGATGGTCGATTCGGCTGACATGTTTATGGTCAAGTATTCAGAGGACGGCAAGACATTCAAGACCGTGCCGCTCGAAGACCTTGGGCTGCACCTGCCCGACCAACCAGTAATCCTAATGCTAGACGAGATCGGTAAGTGTAACCGCTCAGTAATCCTAGCCTGTAACCGCATCATGCTCGAACGTAAGCACAGCGGGTATGAGCTGCACCCTGACAGTATTGTGTTCGCTACAACTAACTTAGGTGCGGAGGGTCTAGGTGACCTGCTACCTGCACATACTCGTAACCGCATCACCGTAGTGACCATGCGTAACCCTGACAACATGGAGTTCATCGAGGACTTCGGTATCAACAACAATCTCGACCCTGCGCTGCTTGGTTTCTGTAAGGAGAAGCCCGAGCTATTCCACAGCTTCGAGCAGTACGAGAACCCAGACGAGAACCCTTACATACCTCACCCACGCAGCAACCGTGCTGCCTTTACTACCCCACGCTCACTGCACAGGGCTAGTGACATACTCAAAATGCGCCACTTGTTGGACGACACACAGCTTACCGCTGCGCTCATTGGTACGATTGGTGACCGAGCTGCGCTAGACCTAGCTGCCTTTATATCCCTAGCTGACAAGCTACCAACACGTGACCAGATAGAGACCGACCCGATGAATGCGCCTGTACCTGACAGTCCGGCTGCTGTTTGTATGGTGGTGTATCGAGCACTGGCAACTATCGAGCGCAAGTGGGTAGATCAATGGCTGACTTACATGAACAGGTTATCCAAGGAAGCACAGGGTTTGTTTGTCAATGGCGTACGTGCACCACAGTACAGCCGACGTGACTACGTAGTGCAGCACAAGAAGTTTCAAGACTGGTGCATGGCTAACAACTACATGTTCAGTGCTGACAAATAGGAGAACGAATCATGCTAGCAATCAACACACAACTATCCGCCGAGCAACGGCTATCCAAGAACATCACAGCCATCATGGGCAACCCGAAGTACGTGGCGCTCGCAGGTGTACTAATGATCGGTGAGAAGGGTATCAAGGACGACTGCCCTACTGCCTACACTAACGGACGCGATGACTACTATGGTCGTGCGTTTGTCGATGGACTGGCCGACTCAGAGTTCCGGTTCCTTATCTTGCACGAGACATACCACAAGCTGTTTAAGCATCTCACTACATGGGAACACCTATATAAAGACGATGCACAGCTAGCCAACATGGCGTGTGACTACGTGATTAACCTGATGATCGCTGACGAGAACCGTGACATGTTTGCGGTGATGCCCAAGGACGCAGAGGGTAACGCGATAGGCTTGCTCGATGAGAAGTTCCGCAACATGGACACAGCGCAGGTCTACAAGATACTGAAACAAGAACAGGAAGAGAACGGTGGTGGTGGGGAAGGTGAAGGTGAAGGTGGTGGGCTAGACGAACACGACTGGGAAGGTGCGCAGGAGATGAGCGCAGACGAACAGCGTGAGCTAGCACAAGAGATCGACCAAGCCGTACGCCAAGGTGCGCTGACCGCAGGTAAGGTAGGTAGTGGAGGCAACCGAGCTATCGACCAACTGCTACAGCCCGAGGTTAACTGGCGCGAGGTGTTACGTGAGTTCATTACAGAAACGTGTCGAGGTAACGACGACAGCACATGGAGACAACCTAGCAGACGACACCTAGCGATGGGCATGCTTCGACCTAGCGGTATCACAGAGCGAGTGGGCGAGCTAGTCATTGCAATAGACACGTCGGGTAGCATCGGACAACAAGAGCTGACCAAGTGCCTGAGTGAGATCAAGGGTGTGTGCGATACAGTAAGACCCGAATCCGTTCGCATACTGTACTGGGATACCAAGGTGTGTAGTGACGAGCTATATGGTGACGTACCCAACGCATGCGCTTCTCTCGAACAGCTTACACAAACAACCAAGCCCGCAGGTGGTGGAGGTACGAGGGTGCAGTGTGTGCCTGACTACATACGCGACAACAACATCAACGCACAGGCAGTGATCGTGCTGACTGATGGCTATCTAGGTGGTGACTGGGGTGCATGGACTATGCCCCTGCTGTGGGGAATCTTAGACCACAAGAGTGCTCGACCTACAATCGGTAAGACGTTACACATCAACCTATAACTAACAGGAGCTACACCATGAGAAACCACATAGAAAAAACATTCGGATTTGACGCATCACTTAACCGCGAGATGGAGGTAGACAATTATTCTCCACGAATGGCAACGGAGTTAGTTGCGTTACAGAAACGTGTTAAGAAGTCTCACCCATTCGCTAAGTTCAGACACACCGCAGACGATGCGTTAGCTATACGCCTTAGCCCACAAAGTATGTGCTTCGATGCCAAGGTATCGTGGGACACGGACGCCTACATAGTTATGACTGTAAGCACCCGCCGCGAACGCGACTTATCATACGACGACACCGATAAATACGGCATAGCCTACAGTGATAGACGTTTCACTAGCATAACCAAGACCCTAGCCCGCGCGACTAAGCTAATCAAAGACACCAAAAGCGTGACAGGTGAGCGTGTGTTAGAGAAAGTTATGCAGGGGACCATATCCCCCTATGTTCGAGGTCTTAAGCAAGCACAGGAGAAGTTAGACGAACTCCAGTCTCGAGTGTTCAGCTCAATGAGAAATTCCCTAACCAGTGATGCGCTGCTTGAGTACTCCTTAGCTGCTATGGAACAACGCCCAGTACGTGCTGACATACGGCACCAAGTTGAGAACTGCACGACCCAATACTTGGAGCGTAAGGAAGACTTGGGTGACTCTATTGCTGCGTGCGATGGACTACAGACTCTTTCTATATACAAGCTGAAGAACATAGACAAGGTGTTCTTTCACTACCGAGACACTACCGCAGGTGAGATGCAGCGCGTCAAGCACGTAGACGACGTAAACAAGTTACCCCAAGAAGTTCTGGCTAAGCTGTCTGTGCTGCAAGCTACAGGTATAGATGCGATGGATACTGTAGGGTATTCGTATGAGACTAAGGTGCTGACTAGTATTGGCTGCGTGACGAGAGACGCATACGACTATGACTTTGTTGAAGACGCTATGTGTGTATACATCTCGCCCGAAACAATGGCTGAGGTAGAAGCTCTTGTCGGATACTAACGCATCACTGTCACCAGACAAGTATACCTATCGAGTCGAATTCATTGGGGATACAGCTAGAGTGCAGTGTTTTGGTATACCCATACACGCATGCGCAGAGTTCGAAGAGGAGACAGTCGTTCCAATAGTAGAGCTACCCGACTGGGTAACGCGACGTGTTGCTGTACTGTGCACCATGTCGTACGAACCACCTACCGAGTTTGTTAATAAGATCGGTAGGAGGATGGACAAATATGTTTACTGGATATTTTACGAAGGAGATGATGATGGCACTGACACCGGAAAAGAAAGTTAAAGACCGAGTGGTAAAACAGTTGAAGTTGTTCGGAGATTCTGTATATTATTTCTTTCCTGCAACAGGTGGTTACGGGCGTAGTGGCGTGCCCGATATTGTAGGATGTTTCAACGGTAAGTTCTGGGCAATAGAATGTAAGGCAGGTAAGAACACCACGACTGCTTTACAGGACAGAGAACTTAACGCCATACGTAACGCGCGTGGTGAAGCGTGGGTAATCAACGAAGAGAATGTTGATGCAGTTGCCCTGATGTTTAGAAAGTTTTTGTAGTTTGGTAGGGGGTAGGGTTTTCATGGTTACCTACCCCGTGTCCCAGTGGGCGGTGGGCATATTCAGCAAAACACCCTCAGTTAACGATCGCGGTCACGGTATTGAGCCTTGAGTTCGTACCTCCTACGTGATGCGTTGCCGAGTAAGCCACGAGACGGTTAGTCGTGCGAAGCCAACAAGTTGAACTGAATGGGTGGGAATACTTGTTAGTGGAAACACGCACCATAATTTAATTAGGAGAATGATAATGGAAATGAGCAATAAAATTTTTCACACATGTCGTGTAGACCCCGTAGAGCTAGAGGAACACTTAAACGATTTAGCTGAAGAAGGCAGGTGGGTTTTGCATAGCATACACCCAACGCAAATGGGCGGTTCAACAGAGGAGCAGTTGTTTACGGTTATTACATATGCACCCTATGATTGGGTAGCCGCCGAAATCCGCGATCGGGAAAGGTTGGATGGGGTTGATGCAAAAGCCGCAGCCAAAGAGAGGCTCGATAAACTGATAAAAGAAGCCTATCAACCGTGGACCCCGACTGGAGGACACGCTAATGAGTAACAGAGATTCGTTAGACGCAGATTTAGATAGATGGCAAGACGAGCAAGATGAGGACTACATAGACCCCGCTGATGCCGCACGCGAACGCGCCGAGTACTTAGCTGACCAAGAAGACTGATACCAGTACCCTAGGAGATGCTGATGAGTAGTGAAGAAATTAGAGCGATGCTTAAACTGTTTGCTCGTCAATTAGAAATAGCAGCGGAACTTAGACAGTTAAAAAGGAAAACAAATGAGTGGTAAAGGAAGCAGACGTAGACCAACCCTTATCCCCGCTAAAGACTTTGGGGAGAACTGGGCAAAAATCTTTGAGAAACCAAAACAGACGGAGAAAGAGAATGATAACAGCAGAAGTACCAAGAACGAAAATGAGCGACCCCGTAGTGAACAAGCAGACAGCTCTACAGACACAAACGGGCGGGACGCACTATAAAGGAATGGCGATCCAACCTGCTGAGTACGCAGAGAAGAACGGCTTGTCCCTGTTAGAAGGTAACGTAGTGAAGTACATAACTAGGTGGAAGTTGAAGGGGCAACCCTTGTCGGACTTACAAAAAGCTAAGCACTGCATCGACCTGCTAATCGAGATACACAACGTCAAATGAAAATAACAATAGAAGTAGATGGCGCTGATGCCGAAGAACTTGTTGCCCTAGTACAACGTGCAGCAGAGGCGGTGGAAAAACTAGA